CAAGTTTATTTAACACCTTTTAACAAATGAACTACTTTGTTTACAATCATCACAACTTTTGGCAATGGGAAGCGGGAGGAGATGATTTGATGTATAGCGACATAGTTTTCTTGTGGTCGGATTTTCCATTTAGAAACGAGGTGAAGACATTACAAGCTATGGGTAAAAAGGTGATAGTTTATGAACATGGGTTTGGTGCATTGTTTGATTATGAGCTAAACAACAGAGATTTTATTGCTGATGGATATTTAGCACTAGGAGATGAGAGTAGGGATTCTTTGGTAAGAGCTGGGGTTGATCCTAAGAATGTTTTAGTTACAGGCAATCCCATATATGATGATATTAAAAAGACTAAACATACGGGTAGGGAGGCTTTGTTTGTGGCACTTCACTGGGTAAGAGATGTTCGCTATTACAACCAGACGGTCTTTGAGCAATTAAAAGGGGCATACCCACAGTTTAACTGGACAGTAAAACTTATGGAGAAGACGGGGGCAGTGGTAGCCAATAAAAAGTGGATTAGCAATTCTGATGGGAATATTTTAGAAGAGATTAAAGAGAGGCTTGTGGACTATGATATGGTATTTACACCAAGACCTTCTACCTTTGAGAGTTTTGCAAGGCTTATGGGTATTCCTGTTTATGTAGTTGATGAAGAGGAGACTTACAGAGAGCCAGGAGACCCTATTAGAATGCCAATAAATAACACATACCTGAAGATAGGAGAGAAGTTACCTAAGCAAAAGCCTATTGATATGGATAGGTATATAAAAAGACCTAGTTTAGGTTTAGATTTAATTTTAGATTGGATTAAAAAGTTGTAAAGGGTAGCTGATTTGATTATAATTTAATTACTAACAACCTATGAGTGAAGATATAAGCAAACCCTACACGACAATCACAGCAGAGAGTAAGAAGAATTATGAAGAGGGTTGGGAAAGAATATTTGGTAAGAAGAGAAAACTAAAAGCACAGTTGCACCAGATAAACAACCAGAGGCACAAGATAATAAACGGTATACAATCTAAAGGTGGTAGAACTGAGGCTAGAGAAGCAGAGTTGTTATCTCTTAAAAAGAAGAGAGAAAAGATTTTAAGAGAATTAGACAAGCTAGAATAGTGGTATAATAGTATATCATGGAAAACGATATTAAAAACGATAAAGACCACTTAGATGGACACAGGGTAATGTTTACTTCCGAATATCAACCCAGTCCAGAAGCAAAGAGTAAGGGCTGGGAGAGAAGAAGAATGGCAAGAGAAATGATGGATATTTATGATAAATATCAGCACATGAGCTATAAAGAGTTTCTAGATATTAAGGAAGATATAAAAAATAATCCACAGAATTATACCGTCTTAGAAGTAGATATGTTTAGATATGCAAAAAACCCAAAGTTTATATTGGATAGGATAAACAAACATATAAGCAATGCACCTCAGCAGTTAGATGTTGATATGGGCGGGAATGTAATCATTAATATAACAGAGGGAATAGCAAAAGATGACAGACCTAAATCTTGAGTTTAATTACCCAGAGTTTATACTTCCAGCAATCAACAGTAATAAACATTTTGTAGTAGTACCTTCTGGAAGACAAGTTGGGAAGACATATAATTTTGCACAATGGATTATAAGAGAAACAATGAGATTAAATTGTCCTTCTTTGTGGGTAGATACTGTTCATACTAATATTGATAAATATATAGAAAGATACTTCAAGCCTTTACTCAGACCTGTCTCTTCATATTGCGATTGGAACGCTCAAAAGAAGATACTTAAATTGCCTCGTGGATATATAGACTTTGGTTCAGCACAAAAGCCTGAGAATTTGGAAGGATTTAACTATAAGAGGGCTGTATTGAACGAGGCTGGACATATATTGAAGAAAGATTCTTTATGGCATAATACTATAATGCCTATGATTAAAGCAGAGGATAACCAGACAAGAATTATAGGAACACCTAAAGGACAAAACCTGTTTTATGAGTTGTTTCTAAGAGGATTAGCTAACGATCCAGAATATGAGAGTTTCCAATATACAGTATATGACTCTCCATATTGGAGTGCTAAACAGATAGAAGATGTTAGAAGGAAAACACCAGAGTTAATCTGGAAACAGGAGTATATGGCAAGTTTTGAAGCCTTTGCAGGTATGATATATCCAGACTTCAAAGAGGAGATACATTGTAAAGCGAGTCCTGAGAGAAAAGTTACTGATATCTTTTTTGTGTCTCTTGACCCTGGCTGGGAACACCCTACCGCCTGTATATTAGCTAAAGAAGACTTAGAGGGTAATCTCTTTGTTATTGACGAGTTTAGGGAGAGCCATTTACATGTCGGAGACATATCAAGATATTTACAATCAATGTTAGTTAGAAATGGTCTTAAAGAAGAGGATATAGAAATGTTCATTATAGACCCGTCGGGAAGAAAGACAGACCAAACTAGTGGACAGAGTATATTATTCCAATTGCAAGAAGAGGGCTGGGGGTTTGTTCCTGCTAACAATGATCTTATGCCTGGTATAAGCAGAGTAACTAGAATGATTAGAGAGAACAGGTTGTTTATTGACAAGAATAGATGTCCTTTGCTTGTGGAAGAGATAAAGAATTATCATTGGAAGGAGTTTAATGATGGAAGCTATGGAATGAACCCAACACCTTACAAGATAGGGGATGACCTAGTAGATACGGTTAGATATCTCTGTATGGCAAGACCAGACTACTTTGAACATCCTAAACTTAACATGTATGGACAGTTAGAAAAAGAAGAGGAAGAAGAGGATGTAGATATTAATGATACAATAGATGATATGATGTCAGGAGATAGTTTAATTTAGTGATATTACAATGGAACTACTGCTCGGTAACTGTTTAGATAGACTTAAAGACTTAGAGGATAACTCAGTTGATGCTATTGTTACTGACCCTCCCTATGGTTTATCCTTTATGGGTAAGAAGTGGGATTATGATGTACCTAGTGTAGATATATGGAAAGAGTGTTTAAGAGTTCTAAAGCCTGGTGGGTATTTACTATCCTTTGCAGGTACAAGAACACAGCATAGAATGGCTGTTAATATTGAAGATGCAGGTTTTGAGATACGAGATATGATTGCTTGGGTATATGGTAGTGGGTTTCCTAAAAGCATGAATATCGGCAAGAGTATAGAAGCAAAAGAATTAACTGGAAGTAGCAACAAAACAGCTTTTAAATATTTAGATGGGAAAAAAACAAAAGTAGCACTTGGATATAACAAGAATAACAAGCAAGGTTATTTTAGACCAAATGATTATAATGGAAGAGAAACAACAGTAGACCATATATTACATACAAAGAATGCTAAACAATGGGAGGGCTGGGGTACTGCTCTTAAACCAGCACTAGAACCTATTACAGTAGCAAGAAAGCCATTAGGAGAAAAGACAGTAGCAGAAAACTGTTTGAAGTGGGGAGTAGGTGGAATAAACATTGATGGGTGTAGGGTGGGGACAACAGAACAGGATAAGTATGATTTAGAACAACGACAAATTTCAAAAGGTAGTGGTGTTGAAACAAATATAAACTTTACAGGCAGAGATTTAGATTTGAAACACGGAGTTCAAGAACTCGGTCGCTTTCCTGCCAATCTAATCCACGATGGTTCTGATGAAGTAGTAGAGTTGTTTCCACAGACAAAGGGGGAGATAGGTAGGGTTGGTAGGAAGTCTGGTGGCAATTATAGTGCTAGTAGTTTTAAGGTTGGAGTTGTTACGGAAACTGGGATAAGAGATTCAGGTTCAGCATCTCGCTTCTTTTATTGTGCAAAAGCAAGTAAGAGAGAAAGGAATATAGGGTGTGAGGGGTTAGAGGAGAAGATTGTTAATGACGGAAGAGAGAAAAAAATAGACAACGCCTTTCAAAGGGGGGCAACACTTCGCAAGAATACCCATCCTACGGTTAAACCTCTTGCCCTTATGGAGTATCTTGTTAAACTTGTAAGCAGAGAAGGACAGGTGGTACTAGACCCATTTATGGGTAGTGGAACAACAGGTATGGCTTGTAAAAAGTTAGATAGAGAATTTATAGGAATAGAAATGATGCCAGAGTATATGGAAATCGCTAAGCGTAGGATAGGTGGGGTTAAGAAAGAGGATCAACTTAATATGTTATAATTGTATATATGGAAACAACAGTCATAGTTTTGTGTATTTTACTTGGTATTGCAGTAGTGGCTCTAGGAGTTATAGCCTCTTTGCAGGTGATAACGGGCTCTAGTGAGAGAAAGGAACTACAGAAGTTACTTAAGGCAAGAGATTTACCAGAGTTTACTACTTATGGAGAAAAGCCTGAAGAAGAAGAGGTAGAAGATACTAGTAATCTGGTGGATTTAGAAAACATGGACACGGTAATACAGGAGGCAATAGAAAAGACTTTTAATAAAAAGGAATAAAGAACGAGGAGTATTAATCTAGTTTAGAATACAAATGGTAAGCACAGCTCAAGATTACGAGGAGAAGGGTCGTAAGAAGAAGTACGACAAAGAATATTGGTTATCCTATACTAAGGAGAAGTTTGATGAGAGTAGGAATTGGAGAGGCAATAATGTTGAACTTCAATGGTTTGTGAACTACATGTATTACAAGGGTAACCAGAATCTCAAGTATGATAAAGTAACAGGAACATTTATTAAAGATGTTAGAAACCCATTGACCTTTTACATTAACCATACCTATATGGTGTGTAGGGCTGTTAGGAACGCTGTAATGAAGGCTAATCCAACGTGGGATGTAGACGCCTTGCCATATGGGGAACTAGATAGTGACACTTCAAGAATATTAGGGGAGTATTTGGCTTTCCAATACGACAAGCTCAATTTAGAAGAGAAGGTAAACAAAGCTTTACTTTATGGATTACTTTATGGACTAGGGATATTCCAGTATGGCTATGATGACAGGCTGGACAATGGCGAGGGTAATGCTTGGGTGGAAACACTAGACCCGTTTGATACTTACATTGACCCGTATTGTACTAGCATAGAGGATGCTAGGTATGTGATAAAGGTTATGAGTAAGCCTTATGAGTTGTTAGTTGACAACCCTAATTATGATAAAAAGGTGGTAGAGAACTTAACAACAACTTCTACTTTAAGTGAGAGCGATTACAAGAACCTGATCCTTAACAATGAGAACAATATCAGTAACACCAGCAAGAATGTAATATTACACGAGGGCTGGTTTGTTACAAAAGAGGGAATAAGGGTAATAACTACCAGTCCACAAAGTAATGAGATTTTAAGGAACGAATTGACTACCTTTAAGAAGTTGCCTTTTGAGCTTTACCAGCCTGATATAAATGTAGGAGGTATTTATGGTGAGGGCTGGGTAAAGAACATTGTACCACTCAACAAAGCAGCTAACTATTTAGAGACTTCCAGACTTGAGTATAATATTCTTATTAACAAAGGAAGATTACTTATCCCTAAGGGTGCTGGAGTAAAGAGTGTTACTAATCAGAACGGAGAAAAGATTTACTATAAAGCAGGGTTTAAGCCAGAGTTTCTGCCTACACCACCAATGGGGAGTGATGTGGATAGACAGATAAATGCACTAGGGACATATATACAGCTGATAGGTGCTGCTAATGAAGCCTTTATAGGACAAACACCAACAGGAGTAAAAAGTGGTATTGCTATTGAGACTTTGATTGCTTCTAATTTTAATCAGTTATCAGACTTAGTTAATAATTTGGCTAATACTTTGGCAAAACTTGGAGAAGACATACTACAATTAGGATACGAGTATCAGTTACTTACAAAACCATTTAGAGCTTCAAGTGGAGAGTATTATGGAATACTAGGAGGTGGACTAGAGCCAAAGGATATGGAAAGACTCATAAAGGTTGTAAGCATACCAGCAAACCCAGAAGTTAAAGTAAAGATAACAAGTGGAGTAGCACATACTAAAGAAGCAAAGAGAGATATTCTAATGACCTTAAGAGCAGGTGGTGATGTAAGTAGACAGACTTTACTAGAGAACTTAGACATAGACCCAGAGGAAGAGCAGGAGAGAATAGCAGAAGAACAAGCACCACAAGGACCACAAGGAATGCCAGAAGGGATAGAAGGAATAGACCCTAACGCACCATTACCAGAAGGAATAGAGTTACAGGTATAGGGTGTTACGAATGTGTTATAATTAAGGAAGAGGTTGTCTTTAGTATGCAGCAGGTCCATCCTCGGCCTGTTGCACAGTAGAGATAATCTACTAGCTCTTTATAAATAAATTGTAAAAACCCGTACGACACAGAAGTCGTTAAAATGTGGGTAAGATTATGGAGGACATAAACTCTAATGCTGTAAATATGGCGGATGCTTCCGTTACAGAGTCAGCACCTGTAGAACAAGCAACTGAAGATACTTCTATTGAGTCGCCAGAGAAGGCGTTAATCTCCGAAGAGGTAGAACAGGGTACTGAAGCTAAACCAGAGACTAAGGTAATCCCTTATGAGAGATTTGCTGAGGTCAATGAGAAAGCGAAGAAGTACGAAGCAGAATTAGCAGAACTAAAAAGGCAACAGGAGGAAAACCAGAGACTTGCCACAATGTCTCCTGATGAACTAGCTCAACAGCAACAATTAGAAGTTGCTAAGGAGACCTTAAAAAAGTTGGGCTTTGTTACAAAGGAAGAGCAAGAAAGGATTTTGCAGGAAGAGAAAGCAGCAAATATGTTTATTTCTGAGTGCAATCGTTTAGAGGGTAAGTATGATGGGAAAGATGGTATGCCTAAGTTTGTTGCAACGGAAATTGCTGAGTATATGGATGAGTTGGCAAAACAAGGTCAGTATGTATCTGATCCTGAGACGGCTTACAAATTGAAGTACTTAGATCAGATCGCAGAGGCAAAGGCAAAGCAACAGAGAAGTTCTACATATTCTGAGAAGCAGCAAGGGGGAATGAACCAGGTAGATGATACCAGAAGTTCAGAACTTGAAGCTGCTGCAAAAACAAGAGACTTTGTACAGTTTCTTAAAAAGCATGCACCAATGCCAAAGTCTTAATCTTTAGACGTTGTAAAGACATTGGAAGGCGTAAATAGTCGCTGTGCTTTATAGGCTGTTAGGTTCTTGTTATGAGGACTTTTAATTATTAGAATTACTAAAATGGCTGTATATCAGACATACGACGCAAAAACAAATCATGAAGATTTGACTGACGTCTTAACAAAAATCGGTGATATGACTACACCTGTGTACTCAAAGCTCAGGAAGGTAGCTGCAAAGAATACTATTCATGAGTGGAGTACATATACTCACGACAGTGCCGCAGACAACGCACAGGTTGAGGGTGCTACATATGAATACGGAGCATTAACTGCACCAAGTAGATTAACAAACTATACCCAGATATTCAGAAAAACATTCCAAGTATCTAACACCCAACAGGCAGTAGACCCTGCAGGAATGGAAGATGAGTATGCATTTAGAGTACAGGTTGCGCTAGAAGCTATTGGAAGAGACATTGAGAAAGCTCTTGTCAATGGTACTGGTGCATCTGGTGCTACTGGAACTGCTAGAAAGTTAAAGGGTATTCTTGCATTCATTACTACAAATGTATCAACAGGATACGGTAGTAGTGGAAGTGGAAGGAATATCTCGGAGGGTGAGTTAAACGGTCTTATTCAGGATTGTTACTCCAACGGCGGAAGACCAGAATGGTTACTAGGTTCTTACACACAGGTAAACAAACTAGCTCAACTTATGAGTGGAATGAGGTCATATAACGATGGAAACAAAGAGTTTACATCTTCTATGTTGGTCTATTCCTCACCATTTGGTAGGTTAGCTGTTGAAGGTGATAGTCAGATTCCTGACGACACACTTACGGTCTTGCAGAAAGATATGTGGGCTGTAGCACAACTAAGACCAGTTAAAAAGATAGATACTCCAGAAACTGCTGACGCAAAGAATGGAGTCTTGATTGGTGAATTGACCTTAGAGGCTAGAGCAGAGAAAATGAACGGTAAAGCAACTGGATTAGCAGTCTAGTTTAATTACTAAGTAGTGCAATTGGGAGGGGCGTTAGTCCCTCTCTTTTGTTAAATGGTATAATATAGATATGGAAATAGTAGACACACAAGGGAAAAAGATAGCGGGCAAGAGTAAAGAAGAGGTTTTAGAAATCTTGCAGAAGTTAGCACCTAAAAACAAAGAGCAGGAAGCAATACTTGCACAGGCTATAGGTGAGCAACTTGAGAAAATGAGAAAAGCTAAAATGCACAGAGGTTTAGAAGAAGGCTTTGGAGGGGTGTTTGAACATAATGCTAGGATGAGAGTTAAGTCTGATGGTTTTAGCAAGAGTAGAGACTGGAGGCTTGAGGCTGTTATTCCTAAAGAGATGTATTATGTAGCAAGAAAGATATGGGGAGATGATGTTATAACTAATCCTGCTAAGTTTAAGGAAGCATTTGTTAAAGATGAACAAGGCAGAATGTGTTTAACAGTAGATCCTAAAACAATCTAAATTATAACGAGGATATTATGTCCAAGAAATCAAAAACAAAAGGAAAAAGACAACTTCAGGTCTTGTTTTTACCTGCAGATGAAGGTGGCTGTGGTTGGTATAGAATCAAACAGTTTGATGAAGCCTTTAAGTTTAGAGATGATGTTAAAAGCTATTTGATGGACGGAAAGGAACCAGTAGACAAACAGATGGAATTGATAAAATCTGCTGATGTGGTAGTTGGTAGGTTGTATGATTATCAATATTTTAAGCTGATAAAAGAAGAAATAGACCCTAATAAAAAGGTGGTATTTGACCATGATGATAACACAATGGAAGTTTTACCTACTTCAGAGCATTACAAAGAGTTTGGGACAGAAGATGCATGGGCTTTAGTAAATGGGAATCTCAAGCCTGTATGGGTTACTGGTTTAACAGGGGGATTTAATAGATACAAGAACCTAAGTCTTCAAATGAACCTACTTTATATATTAGCAAGTGCTGATTTAATTACCTCTCCAGTACAAAAACTACTAGACCTTTACCAGCAGTTTGGAAGTAGAGATGTTAAAACAGGAATTGTACACAATACACTTAATTTTGATTTGTACCCTGAGGGGGAGTTTATACCAAAGGACAAGAAAAAGGGTGAGATTAGGATAGGTTGGCAAGGTGGAATTAGCCACTTAGGAGACTGGGAAGAGATAAAAGAGCCACTAGTAAGGGTGTTAAAAGATTATCCTGAGGTTACTTTGCATATAGTAGGTAGTTACTACAAAAACCAGTTTATAGACATAGCCGACAGAATAACAAGGTACCCATGGTATCCATTTAGGGGTTATACCTTCAGAATGAAGACCATAGGGCTAGATGGGGCAATTATCCCATTAGAGGACAAGCCTTTTAATGAGTATAAGAGTGAGGTTAAGTTTACAGAGTTTACAGCATTGGGAGTGCCAAGTGTAGTTAAGAATATGTTACCTTATTCTTTAGTTATAAATGAGAATAACAGTTATCCATACAAGAATGAGGAAGAGTTTGAGGTGAAGTTTAGAACTATGTTAGAAGATATTAAGTCTGGCAAGGCTCAAAACAAAGTGATTGAGGGCAAGAAATGGGTTAAAGAGGAAAGAAGTTTAGAAAAGGAAGCAGGTGAAGTAGTGAAGTTATACAAGAGCATTTTACCAGAAGAGACACAAAGAGAGTTAATCTAAACATGGTATAATTAAATATATACGAGGATGCACGGGGATATTTAATTGATTGGACAATACAATGACATTCTCGCAAATGCAGTCAGAGGTAGGTGATTTGCTCAATATGACAATAGGGGCTAATAGCACAGTAACTAGCACGCAGGTTAAGAGAGACCTTAATACTGCGAGAGACCTTGTGTTAAATAGGCTTTTAACATTAGGACAAAACTACTTTCTAAGAATTGCTAAGGCTGATACAGTTGCTAATCAGTCTCTTTATTCACTACCGCAAGATTTTAGGAAGTTTGTGAGACTAGAGGTAGGATATGCTAATGCTTCAGATAGGGTTAAAGTAGACCAGATAGATTTAACAGAGATAGGAGACCCTAATATAGACATTTATTCTCAAGTAGACCCTAAATACACAATTTTAGGCAATATGTTTGAACTGCGACCAGCACCAACAACATCAGTTGAAGATGGGTTGTATATGATTTATGTAGAAAACCCTGCTGATATGAGTGCAGATGATGACACATCAGGACTTCCACTAGATTATGACCACTTGCTCACTCTTTATGCAAGTGCAAAGGGTAAATATACATTGGGATTACCACAAGAGGGTAATAACATGATGGCACAGTTTAATATGGGATTAGATGAGATGGAAAACAACATTGTAGAGAGAAACATTGATAGTGGGGGTACGATAGCAAATGTAGATAGTTATGGAGGTCTATAATGACAAACTGGACAGATGTAAATGACACAACAACTCCTTTTAGGAAATATAGTGGAGGAGATAGGTTAACAACACAAGACGGAAAGGGATTACAGACACAGGACGGATTTGATTTAGTAGAGCAAGGTATAGAAAGTGGATTTACAGATGTTAGTGATAAGGATACTTCTTGGGGCTTCTGGGGTGGACTGATAAGGCTTGTTACAGAGGGATACAGAGAAAATCTGATGTCGGAGGGAAACTTAGACTATCTTGTATACAGTCACGGAGAGGATTTAGAAATATGGACTGATACAGCAGACATAGAAACAACATATACTAAAATAAATGATGTGTAAAAATGGCAGACATAAAAATACTTGATTTAACAGAGGCAACAGAGATAACAGAAACAACTGATTACATACCTGTTGTTGATACAAGTGATACAACGCAGGATAGTACAGGAACAACTAAAAAGGCGACTGTTAGAAAGTTGCTAGGAGATAGGGTACTACCAGATACTATTGTAGGAACAACGGAAACTCAGACATTAACCAACAAAACACTAACAAGTCCAGTAATAAATACTCCTACAGGAGATGTTGTAACTCCGTCAGGAACGCAAACATTGACTAATAAGACATTAACAAGTCCAGTAATTGACACACAGGTAAGTGGAACTGCGGTTTTGGATGAGGATACTATGTCTTCTAATAGTGATAAGAAATTAGCAACACAACAAAGTATTAAAGCATATGTAGATTCTGGTAAAGCAGGGGCTTCTTACATTAATTTCTTAACAACTGAACAATCAGCAGCAAGTTCTACCCAAATAGGTTCGGCACAAGTTACAGTTACAACTAAAGGTGGTAATCTTCTAATTATAGGGACTGCAACAATTAAGACGAGTGCTGCAACTTCTGGTCTTATTTTAGAAATAGATGGATCTGATGTTTCTGGAGCAAGTTCGCTAACAAATTCAACAAACTATATTCCTTCAACGGTAGTTTATGTAAAAACTGGTTTGTCTGCAGGAAGCCACACAATAAAATTAAAGTGCTTCCCACAGGCAGGAAATACTGTATATGTAGCAGCATATCATAATTTCTGTTTGGCAGTTGCAGAACTTTAATTTAGACAATATACAAAATGGCAGGTAACAAAACATTTACAGAATTAACAACACTAGCAACAGTAGACAAGGATAACGACTGGATGGCTGTTGTAGATGTATCAGACACTTCTGCTTCTACTTATGGAACAACTAAGAAAGCAAATGTTGCTCAATTCGTAGGAGAAAAAGGAGATGCTGCAACAGTAGATGTAGGAACAACTACAACTGGAGAGCCTGGAACTAATGCAAATGTAGTTAATGTGGGAACAACCTCTGAGGCAATCCTAGATTTTACAATTCCTAGAGGAGACAGGGGAGAGAAAGGTATTCAGGGTCCTCAAGGAATAGCAGGAGAGGACGGAGAAGATGCTTATGTTTACATTGCCTATGCTTCTGATGATAGTGGAACAGGATTTACAACGACATTTAACCCAAGCCTAGATTATATAGCAATAAAATCTACAACTGCACCAATACCATCACCAACTGCTTCTGACTTTACAGGACTTTGGAAAAAGTATAAGGGTGAGAAGGGAGATACTGGTGATGATGGTGAGAGTGCTTATGTGTATATAGCTTATGCCTCAGATACAAATGGAACTGGTTTTACAACTACCTTTAGTCCAACACTTAATTACATTGCTATTAAGAGTACGAATACGGAGATAGTAAGTCCACAGGCTTCGGATTTTACTGGACTATGGTTTAATTACAAAGGGGAGAAAGGAGACCGAGGTCCTCAAGGTGAGAAAGGAGATGCTGCCACAGTAAATGTGGGTACAACTACAACAGGACTACCTGGAACAAGTGCGAGTGTAGTAAACTCTGGAAGTACAAGTGCTGCTATTCTTGATTTTACTATACCGAGAGGTGATAAAGGAGAACAGGGTCCTCAAGGTCCCCAGGGTGAACCTGGAGAGCCTGGTGAAGATGGACTAGATATTACTTGGAGAGGGACATACTCTGCAAGTACTTCTTATGTTGTAAATGATGCAGTTTATTACAATGGTGGAAGTTATATTTGTATTCAAAACACAACTGGCAACCTACCAACTAGTGAGACATACTGGAACTTAATGGCTGCACAGGGTGAACCAGGAGAAGGAAGTGGAGATGTTGTAGGTCCAGATGGTGCTACGGACAATGCAATAGCAAGGTTTGACCTAGCAACTGGAAAGTTAATACAAAACTCTTTAGCAACGGTTAGTGATACAGGGTCTATAAACATACCAGCAGGGCAGCAATATCTAGTGGGTGGCAGTCCAGTAGAAGGATATTCTGATGAACAGGCACAAGATGCAGTAGGAAGTATTTTAACAGATAGTAGTGAGATAGATTTTACCTATAATGACACAACACCTAGTATTACAGCTTCAATTAAAGCAGGGAGTATTGATGAGACCAAACTAGACACTTCTGTAAATGCAAGTTTAGATCTGGCTGATAGTGCAATTCAATCAACAGATTTAGCAACAGTAGCGACAACAGGTTCATACTCTGATTTATCAGGTACTCCAGACTTAACTACAAAATTAGACAAAGCAACTAATGTAACAGCAATAAATGATACTGGTATTGCTGATGGTGAGATAGCAGTATTCAATCTAACTAATAAAGACATTAGAACTTCTGATAAGACCATTGTAACTACTTTAGGTGCAGATGATACAACCTTACCAACGAGTAAAGCAGTAGCAGATGCCATATCTGCTAGTGGCGGATATACAGACGAGAATGCACAAGACGCAGTAGGAACAATTTTAGCAGACACGACAACAGTTGATTTAACATACACAGACGATACTCCTTCAATAAAGGCTGATGTTAAGAGTGCAAGTTTAACAACCTCTCACTTGGCAAGTGGGGTATTAGACACAGATTTAACCTCTGTAAGTGCAAGCGATAATACATTACCCAGTGCAAAGGCAACTAAGACCTATGTAGACAGCACAAAGTTTACTTGGAGAGGGGCTTGGGCTACTTCAACTGTGTATGCAGTAAATGACACAGTACAACAGGGTGGTAGTGGGTATGTTTGTGTAACAGCCCATACTTCAGGAACATTTGCAACAGATTTAAGTGCAGGGAAGTGGAATCTATTGGTAGAAGGACTGCCAACTCCTAACTTAACAACCTCAACAACAACAAACTTAACTGGAGTAATAACAGGAAATGGTAGTGTAATATCTTCTAAGACTAATCCATCAGGTGCTTTTGTAGGAACTACTGATACTCAAACACTAACTAGCAAGACTTTAACAAGTCCAGTAATTAATACGGGGGTAAGTGGAACAGCAATACTTGATGAAGACAATATGGCAAGTAATAGTGCAACTAAATTGGCAACTCAACAGAGTATTAAAGCCTATGCAGACACAAAGATAGCCAAGACTACAAATGTTACGGCTATCAACGAAACGGGTATCGCAGACGGAGAAGTTGCAGTATTTAATCTCACGAATAAAGATATTAGAACGAGTAATAAAACACTTCCGACTGGTGATGTCGTAGGAACAACAGACACACAGACACTAACTAATAAGACACTAACAAGTCC